TAAGAACCCAAGCAGAGCCGTCAAAATAATATGTTTTAGAGTCTCCATCGCTGGCAAGCAAATACGACTCAGTTTGAGACACCTGAAAAGTACCCAAAAACTCAATATCGCCCGTTGCCGCAAGTGAAAAATCAATGCCTAAATCTTGGATGGGCGGGCGGGATTTTAGCGAACCGTCCAGGTCAAGCTCAAAGTTGTTGCAGACTGTCAGCTCGTTGTCTGCAATAGCGGTAGGGTCGCTGAATGTGTTAAGGCCACCGACGAACGGGCCCACCTGTATTGGTGTACCGGGCATGGCCGCTCCTAGATAAGTTCGAACGTAATGTTAGTTTCGTACGTCATGGTGGCTGCCAGACGCTCCTGCTCCCCACGCTCTGCAACACTGGCACTGTACTCGGCCTGTTTTACAGCCATCAGCTCAGGGTTTTCGTCCATTTCGTAAGCCTTCATCAAAACAAAGTTCACAACGTCTGTAAAGCATTCGTTAGGCAGCGACAGCACATCTGTCGACACAGAAGTAATATCCGTAGGCTGTGCGTTGTACCGAATCGTCATTGTGTAATTTTTGTTCGGTTTAGGCCAGAAAGTTACGTCTCCGCCCCAGGCATACCAGAACTGGGGAGCCCCAGTCTCTGTGCCTTCGGGGTCGGCCAAAGAAATACTTTCCTCTGCCTGAGAAATGGGGATGTTACCGACACGGCGGCCATCTAACAAAAGAGACGCCAAAGAGTCAATGCGGGGTGTCACAGAAGTAAGAGAATACGTTGCAGTACCTGCGGTAACAGGCAATGTTGCTGTCGTCTGCAGAATCTGGTTTTGCTTAGAAATGTCTACTTGTGCTTCGTTAATCCAGCGCACAATATCGGCGTTAGTTAGCTGCACACCGGCTTCGTCACCGAAAATTCTTTTGACAGCATCATAAACGTCACCGACAGTCTTAGTAGGGGAGCTGTAAGTCATCGACCAAACTTCTTTCCGTTATGAGTAAATGTGTGGAGCTTGCTCCGTCCCCCGCTCATAGCGAACTCACCAAATTCTAGGATATCTTCTAATTCGTCTTCGCGCCTCTTCAAATCCATTAATTTTTTAGCATTTTCTTCCGCCTCGATACGTTTCAGCACGTTCTCGGCACCGTGGCGCACAATGTCACCGTCAAACAGCCACGCCAAAACCTTGTGAGGTTCTTTCATCTCTTCCTGCGACATGTAACGCACAATGTACTGGGGGGCGTTATCAGGGCTGTCCAGGATGGCCCAAGGCTTCTGTTTCTCCTCAGGTGTGGTCCTGTCCTTCACGGGAATGTATACAAGGCTGTACGTGGGCTTTAAGTCCTGCAAAACCTGTGCAAAATGCACGTGGTCATCGTTTACAAACTCGCCCAAATCTGAGTTGTATACGTTCGCTGATTGTCCTAAATACGTTTCCATGGGCCTAGTTTAGCTTATACCCCAGCGATTTGGCCCCAGGTAAGGCCGCTCTGGTTAACCCATTCTGTTCCGTCATAGATAAGAAAATCGTCTGCTGTTGCGCTCGTAATTTGCACGTCATCTAAATCGTGCATGTGACTACTGGGCAAAGCACGCACAATAATACGACCACTGGTGTCACTAACACGAGTAACAGCTGCAATTGGTTTACGCCATGCCGGAGCAGCAGGCTGTGTTTTTGTTAACTCGCCTGGGTTGCTTGCGTCACTGTACAGCAAATCACCAAGCGCCCAACCCGCGTAATCAGTTTTAATGTGGTCAATAAAACCAAACTGCATAACAAAACCAAAGCCGTCTGCAGCAATTTCTTGGTATGTAATACCAACAATGTAGTTGTTGTCGTAACTTCCGTTAGATGATGCTGGGGTAACAGTTACGGTGTCTCCGGCGGCCCCAGCAAACATCACAACTTTGCCTTTGCCGATAGCTGTCGTACCAGAAGCGTTTTTAACCCTAAAACCGTGCTGCAAACCCGTACGCAGGTTTACGGCATCCGGCAACCCCACAACCAAAGTGTCAAAGTCAGCATCCCACGAAATCTCGCCCTCTTCAGGGTCGTGGCCTGCCGCAGTATCAAAATCAATGTAATCAACCTCAGTCAGGTTACCGACAGCAGAACCGTCAAAACCAACCGTTTGAGTGCCACTGTCGTACGTAATAGGCAGTGTGGCTGCGACCACTCCAGTAGGTCCGGGAGGGCCAGCAGGTCCCGTGTCACCAGTATCTCCCTTAGGTCCGACAGGTCCTACACTGGCAGCAAAAACAGTCCCATCAAACAAATACAGCGTGTCGTCCGTCGTATCAAACCAAATATCGCCCGTGGCGGGGTCTGTAGGTTCCACAGTACCCACGGTGACAGTAACCCCAGTACCAGCTCCCCCTGCGCCGTTAACCCACTGACCAGAAGCCTCATCGTAAACAAGAGTCTGGCCGTCCTCCACATCGGTCAGAGTGACCGTCAAAATCTGCTTGCCAGCGTTATCGCTGTAAAACTTCCATTCATAATCCGACAGAGAAAGGCCCTCAGGCAACGCAGAAACAGCCTGGTAAAAGAGAAACTTATTTTCCATAACGCTCCAAAAGATGATGGCCCAACCCCATTATAGGGGCTGGGCCATCATTATGGCGAGGCTACTTAGGCCTCAGTGATGTCCTCGATAACACCGTGGCTGTTACGACGGTCAGTACCAAGCTCGTGGTATTCAACCATGCGAGCGTAGTATGCGTCGTAGTCACCGCTGGCGTCACGAACCTGCTTCCACATCGACCCATCGCGGTCAATGAAGTGCCAGTCCTCATCGCGGTAGTAGGTCAGTGCGTCTTCGTTGATGAACCACTGCTTGTTGAGCGGTGCGTCAACGTCAGCCACCACAGGGATTTCTCCGCTGTCAGTGGTGAACGCAAGACCGGAGAATCCACCAGTGAACTCCTGAGTGTTAACCGTCTGGCGCAGCTGCGACAGGAGGTTAAAGTACGCACGGCGAACACCGAGCGACTGCAGGATAAGAGTGGTGGAGCCACCCTTGGTGCGGATGCTGTCAACCATGTTAATCATCAGGCTCTCAGACAGTGCGCGGTTGGTGCCGCTGTTGGAGTCAACAGAAGCCTTCCACTCGGGCTCAGCCGTCGGGTCGATGTTGTAAAGCGTTCCAGAGTCGCTAACAATTGCAGCGAGACCAGTAAGCTCACGGTTACCAGAAGCCGCCACACCAGAGCCCTTGCGAACAATGATGTCAGCAGCGGCGAGAGCGGTAGCCGGGGTGGTGGTGAAGGTCACAGTGTTAGCACCAGCAGCGAGGCTCACAGAAGCAACAACCAGTCCGGTGTTGTCAACGGTGGTACCCGTCTGGGTGTCTACAACAGAACCAACCTGGAACAGGCGAGCGTCAGCCACGGGCACGGTTGCACCAGTGTTAGCTCCGGTTGCGACACCAATGGCACCGTTTCCAGAACCGTAAACCTGGCGGTTCATGTCCTTCTTAAGGTCGTTCTTCAGACCCTCGACCTCGTTGTCCAAAGCCTTAGCGAAGGCCTTGGAGTCAGTGTCGGAGAGGCTGATAGCCTGACCAGTCAGCTGAACTCCACCGTATGCGTACTTCAGACCCACACGAGCGGCAGCGTGTCCCTGCTGACCGGGGGTAGGAAGTGCCTCGGACTCGAAACGAGACCCGATACCGCTGTTACGGCGAGTGTGGATGGGGAAAGTTACGTACTTTCCGCCAACTTCGTTGGTGACACCAGAGCCGCTGCGAGTAATACGCTTCAGCGCAACGATTTCATCGTTAAGCTGCTCGCGGATACGTCCCTGGTACACCTCCTTGAGATATGACTCAATAGTTGCAAGAGTTGCAGCCATTGTCTTTCCTTTCGTTGTTGAAAGGAGATTAAACCTTTAGATTACCGACCCTGTTCAAGCGACGAGGCGATGAGACTTTGCACATCATTCCTTGACAACTTGCCGAGCGGTTTCGCCTGCTGTCCTCCAGGCACGCCTCCCGAAGTGGGAAGCAATCTTGGGGCCGAATCTCCTGGTCGCGGTACTGCGCGAATTCGGTTTACTGTTTTATCGACATACTCTTGAGCAATGTCAGACAGCTTTACTGCCTTTCCAGTGCTCTGAAGTTTAAACGCCGCCCGCATCAAAACTTCCTGCACATCATCATCCGAAAAGTCAGGATGTGCAGACTTGAGTTCACCGATTTCCTGTTCGAGAGCGACATCCGCTTCCTGCTGAACCCTCATCTGTTCCTGTTGTGCCAGGAACTCTTGCATCTGCTGTTGCTGCTGCTCCAGTTGTGCAAGACGTGGGTCGACAGGTGCTTCGCCAGTCTCATTCGTAGCTTCCTCTTCATCTACCGCATCCTGCATTTCTTGTGCAGTTTCCGGCAGTCGACCATTTTGCTTAAGGAATTCACCTAAAGCGTTGTAGATAACTTCAG